GAAAACCCCGTGTTCCGCGCCACCGCTTGAATATATGAGGCGGTATTATTCTCAATGGCCGGCGCCCAGCGTGTGATAATCCCCTCGATGGTGCAAAGGCCATACTTATCCTGATAGGTAATCAGCAGCCGTGCCAGCGCACGAATGCCATAAACGGCGGATTTGAACGTGAAGAATTCACGGTCAGCTTGATCTTTGGCCAACCCCTGCCAGGGATCGCCGTTGCGGCGGATATTGCCAGGGTTGTTGTTGCGGATGCCGCGAGGCTGTTTTGTGGTCATGGTCTTTCTCCTTTGTTGAAATGAAAAAAGCCGCCCGTTGCGGGGCGGCTGGAAAACCGTGTCTATGCGTTTTATCGGTGGAAGATAATGCCTCCCTTGGCAGCAACGCCCGCCACCAGCAAGGCCAAAAGCCCAACCGTTACCCAGCGCACCAGCGTTTGCAGGAATGTCCTCTGCATGACTTTAATGGAACCCGCGAGATCGCGCAGCGTACGGATATCGTTGGCCGCATCCTCATCAGCAAGGCCGACTTCTTTCAGGGCTTTTCGTGCGCCACGGCAGGCCGCCTGTTCCAGCAGGGTTTCAAATTCGCTACGCGGAATGACGATCATGTCCTCCCGCTGCGGTGGTTTTGCAGCAGACATCACTTTTCTCCTTTTGACGGTTTACTGGTCGGCGGTGTGGACGAGCGGGTTTTCAACCACCGCCGATATTTCAATGATTTCCCCACGCGGGCGCACGGCCAGAACCCGCGCCAGCACGCCCCAATGTTCACCGACGCCGAATGAGAAATGCGTGCGCTCTTCTTCCGTGCCTGTGTAGGGTGTAAAATCGATTTCCTCCAAGAGCTGGAGTTGATATGCACTTACCCCTGCAGAAACCATCCACGGGCCGCTTAAAGAGCCATCCTTCCGGCGCAGCACCACATAATGTGTTCCGGTATTGCCAAAGGTTACAGGTTCGGACAGGGACAGCACGGGAGCGTTGTAAGCCAGAATATCACCGGCTTCACCCCAGCGCGGCATATCATGAGAAATAGCAATCAGATCGCCATAGGTCGGGATCATGCCCTCCAGCTCGGTGCGGAAGGATACGATGCGCCGACGGTAACGGTTCGCCGCCGCCATATACATGCCCTCACGGATCGCCTGATTTTTTTCGGTGCAGCCGAACAGCGACACGCTGGCGGGCTGTTCACCCGCACTGTCGGGCAGGCTGGCAATGATTTCATCCTGTTTCCAGGTCTTCTGGTTGAAGAACTCAACCTTGACGCTGTCGGCGGTATCGTCGCCAGGCATCACGAAATCAATCTTGAAGCTGCCTTTGACAATATTGCGCGGTGAAAACATGGCCACGGGAAGCGTGCGCGGTTCGTCCCGCACGAACCGTACCAGCCCGCCTTGCAGAAATGGAATGGCGCGGCCACAGCGTGCGACTTGCGTCAGGGCATCCCACACCGTCAGCTTCCGGTCGAAGACCCCGTTAAACGTGTCACCGCGTGCTGTCCAGATCGTATCCAGCGCCACCAGCGCGGAAAGATCAACACGGGCATCAGACAGTTTTGCGCCGTAATTGGCTTTCAGGATATCGGCCATCGCCCACGCAATCGAACGGGTCGGCTGCAATGCGCCCCAGCCTGTATCAGGATGCCAGACGCTCAATTTACGGGTCACAACACAATTGACCATGCGGGAAGAGCGCTGCGACAAGTTATCCGTCGCCCGCATCTTCATGGCCAGCAAGGTGATATTTCCAAAATCGGACTCTCCAACCAGATGCGCTTTCAGGGCGCTCCAGTTGACATCGTTCCCCGCGCGGGCGGAATTGTCCTTGGCATTGGTGCGCAGAAGCTGGACTTCATATCGCCCTACCGCGACTGGATATTTATAGGTCTTGCGGATAGCCGTGTTGGTGGCCGCCGAATGCGTTTCCGTGGCCAGGGTCGTCCATGCACCCAGCGCATTACCTTCATCGTCAATCTCGCGTGCCTGGACTTCCCACGACACGGTGCGACTGCTTAAACCACCGCTGTCATTGGCGTAATACAGCCCCTTGGGCATGATGATGTCCAGCGCCAGCAGATCTGTCGTGGTTTCGGTCGGATTGGCCACGAACGGGCCGACCCATTCTCCACCATCGGCAATTGCAATCAGTTCCTGCCCAGCGATTTCAGGCGCGGTAACCACATCCATATCCAGCATCGTCACCGTGCCGCCAGGCGGGATGATCTCATAAACAATCTCCTTGAACGAGGTGATCGGCGTGTCCTCGATGTAGATTTGTTCAACATCGTATTCGCCCTGGCCGATGACATGTAGCTGATAGAGATATTGTTCGTTTCCTTCGAATTCCGAATAAGGCGCAGCCCCGAAATCGGGATAAATGATATGGCGGCCATAAATGACAGGGATCGGCTCACCGAGACGCGCCTGATTACCCTGTGCCTGAATGGAATAAGTCGGGCTGGGCGAAGTCGGGTTATAGCTGCTCATGCCGGAGCTAGGGGATGGCGGCGGAATTAGAGCATTAACCAGCACGGAGCCTGCCAACGCCACGCCCGCTGTCAGCAGCGATATACCCACCGTGCTTGTCACGCCCATGGCTGCCCCCAGCGCAGCGCCCGCATAAGGGGCAGCCACCATGACGGCAATGCTGAGGACGGCACGGAAAATCTTCCCGCCACCACCTCCGCCTTGCGGCAGGGTGATAAAGGCGATCACCGTTTCTTTCTGCACAATGATCAGCGGCCAGTCCTTGCGCAGAATAGGCTCGCCATCCACAATACAGATGGTGGGTTTGGAAAACTCCACGATGCCGCGCTCGTCCAGCCAGCCGCGAATGCTCTGCCCGATGCGGGGCGTGAACAGATCGACGTTCTTGTGCAGATGGAACGGATTATGATGGATGGCGACTTGTGCCATAGGACTATTCCTCGATGTGGCGGTAATAATTCTCGATCTTCCAGCCCGTCATGTTCAGATTGTTCAGGCTTTGAAACACAACCCCAGCGCCCTGGACGGCGTGCAAAATGCCGCCGCCGTCCACATCCAGCCAAACCCCAACATGGATGGGGTGGCGTGACTGGCGCAACAGCGCGACGTCGCCTTCTTTCGGCGTTGTCACCGTGTGCCAATTTTGCCGTTCGGGATGATCGCGCATGGTGCGGATCAGAGTTTTCATGTCGTTTTCTGCAACGGGAATGACAGACAAATCGTGGCCGTAAAGCCGTCTTTGCACCGCAACGACCAGCCCCCAGCAATCGTAAGCATCGGGGCCGTCTGAGGCGACGACCCACGGTTTTCCGATATAATCAAAAGCCCAATGTGTCATCGCGTCAGCCCCGAAAAGCGCAAGGCGTTATAGGTTTCAGACGGGAAGGCTTTGTTACCCACATCCAGCATGCGGGCGCGGCCTGTAACCCGTGATGTGTCCGCGCTCACTTCTGTCAGCACCAGCGTGAACGGCGGCTCCATCTGCGGCCCTTCCAGATCGTCCGACAAATATGGGCGATAGGTGACCTCGATCTTGCTCTGGCTGTCGGAGGCCGCGTCCAAGTGCTTGACGATCTCGCGGCTGGCATTGTCTAGCGTAATCGAGATTTCTGGCACGGGCGCGGTGTCGATGGGTGGCAATTCCAGATCGAAGCCCATGGCGATAAAGGTCACCATCGCTCCTGCGTTCAACGGTGCGCCAGCCTCCAGCCGCGCCGTCAAATCCTGATTATCCCGCACCACCCGAATGGCAATGGGCTGGCCGTCATCATCCAAAAAGGATGGATGGCGCAATTCCAGCGTATGCAGGATAACGACATCGCTGGGCGCGGAAGCATAAGCCTCGCGCAGCGCTTCACTAAGCAAAGTATTAGGCATTGTCGGATTCCCATGCTTGCGCAGTGAAATAATCAACAAAGATGCCGTTGATTAAAGAGGCTTCAATCTCATCAGAACGCTGCCGAATATTTTGGATTTTTAGCAAGAGTTGTTCGGCTTTTTGCAAGCGCTTCTCTTGTTGTTCATCCAGTTTTTCTAACTTGCCCAGTAAATAAATATCTGCCAGCGCATTTTGCTGTTTCCATGGTGGAGCAATATTCAAGATGCGCCGAGCAGCTTCTTCCTTCACCTGTCGAATGATCTGACTATGCTTGTAAATAAGCTCAATATCCTCATCAACGACTTTTCCACCTGACGGAATATCTTGCTTTTCAGCAAAGGCGTAATAATTGCGGCCATCAATTTCAGCTAGATGAATGGGCGCAAATTCGCTTTCGGCAAAGCGCACGGCTTTGCCGTTCGCATAGGAACGGATTTTCATGAGTTTTCTCCTTACAAGATGACGTTTGTTAATGCTAAAACGTTGTGAAGGTTTGCGGGTTGCGTGCCGCATGATCCAACGGAGTTTTCACCACACGCATCAATCCGGCCATCATCATAAAGAACGCTTATACCCCATGATGCGTAGCCATTGCCGTATAGATTCCAATCCTGAATTGTTCCGCTGATGCCAAGCACTTTTTGGAAGGTGGTTACGTTTGCCGCATGGCCTAAACCCAAATTGCCACTCGCATTATAACCCGTTCCCCACAGATGGTTACCTGACTGAATCACGCATCCATCTGTTGAAACACCGCCGCCCATGACTGCCTTTGTAACATTTCCCTGAAAAGCTCCGGCGGGCTTAAATGGTGATAATTGATTGACGGTATTGCCTGATCCACATTGGCCATAGCCGTTATATCCCCATAGATAGATATCTTTTTGCTGGCTTATTGCACCACATGCTGGATATCGACCATCACCAGAAAATATGTCAGTGAAGAATGCAGGATGGGCGATTTGTGTGAAGCTAACTCTGTCTGTGGCGTCACCAAGGCCAAGCTGACCGAAACCATTATAACCTGCTGACCAAATTGTCCCGTCGCCCCGCAAGATAAGCCCATGACCTGTAGGGCCATTTCCAGCTGTTGTGTATCCAGCTGCTGCCACCGCTTTAACAACGTTATTCAAGGATGGATGCAGAATAGGCGTTTGGCGCATGGTTGCATCACCAAGACCTAATTGACCATTTGCATTATTTCCCCAAACCCAGAGATTGCCGTTACTTTCTACGGCATACGCATGATGAGGAATGCCAGATAAAGTAACTGATATGATGTTCGTGAGTGATCCACACCGTACAGGGATCAGCTGATTTGTAACTGTTCCATTGCCAAGCTGGCCAGTACCGTTAAAGCCACAGCCATAAACCTTTCCGTCTGTGGCCAAGAACAGTACGCTTGCATGATCGTAGTAGTTCGGACGGCTTGGAATAATTTTAGAAATTTGAATATTATTCGTCACAAAATATTCAATGCGTGTTGCAAGCGCACGGTTGGCCGTATCACCATGTCCAAGCTGTCC